CTTTGTCTAATGCTTTTTGTAGTAAAGGTTCAGCTAAATGCCAAAATTGTTGTACATGATTTGTAGGCACAACATAAACTGTTAATTTCATATTTATTCCTAGTAGTTCTTATCCTACTATTATATATTATCCAACCACAATATATCTAAATGTTCTATTAGCAGTGTAATTTGCTAAATGAGCAATGGTTGCTTGCCCCTTTTGGTAATTGCTAATATAAATCTGCTGTTGGGGAGAAATCATTTTAAGCGTTACAATAGATGATGAAACAGCAGGTCTAACAAATGGCGATGATTGTGCTGCATAATAATCAATCTCTACGCTTGTTGAATCTGATGCAATTTTTAGTTCTATATAATCATTTGCATTTACATCAATATAAAAATTAGAAGCCATTAGTGTATAACCTTCACCACCCGCATGTGTAGAGGGGACTGATGCAGATGAAGCTGTATCAGGAACATCTGTGCCATTAACTGCTAACCATACCCATACGTTACCTATAGTGCTTGCACTATAATTTGCTAACTGTAAACTATAAGCAAGACTGTATGTGCCTGTATGATTTACAGTAATTTGATTACTCGATAATGATGTTGCATATGCTACTTCTGTTGTATTTAACGCTACTGTATAAACTGTGTTTGTAGATGCAAATGTTTGTGCAACAGTATTGCTAAATTCGCCATATGGTTGTTTATTATCAGCAGCACTTTCAGTAGTTGGGTCTAATAATATAACTGAATCAAAACCAATTCGTTCATCATTAATAACTGTTGTTGTAGCACCACCTGTTGCTAAAGTAATCTCACCTGTATTGTTTGTCTTTCCCTCTATAGCATTGTTTACTACCTCTGCAACTAAACGAGAGTCACCACCTTGAAAAGGTAGCTTACGATACATATTGGTTCTTGCCATTACCTAGTTCCTGTGGGTACGATGTCTACATCTACTCCAACTGCGTTAGTCCATGTTGTACCTGTTGGAATAATAGATAGTCTATGATACCTACCATAGCTTCTAATAGATGCACGACCTTCTGATGATGTACTTACACTAGAACCAAACAACACATTATCATCTAATTCTTTACGACTTGCTATCTTAACATTAGCAGTTCCATTATCAATGGTTGGTCTGGCAAGAGTTACAACAGAGTTATATCCTACCTCTACATCGGTTGTAATAATTTCTGAATTGTATGTAGAGCCTGTAAAAGTAATTATCTTATCGTCTTTAGCACCTGCAAATAATAACTTGCCACCAATCCAAAGTCGTGAATCTAGTGATGCTACAAGTGTTTCTAGTGTTGCTTTACCTGCCGCAGCCGCAGCTATATCTGTTGCTGTACCTGTGCCAGAACCTGCTCCTGTTGCAGTAAATTTTAAACCTACAGTATTAGATGCTGCACCAACAAGTGTAAAGTCGGTAGAACCAATACCATAAATTTCATATTCTTTACCTACAACAAAACTACCTGCTGTTACAAGATATGCAGTTTCAAATGATTCTAATGTTGTGCCAGTAGATGCAATCGTACCTACTACAGTTGCATCTGTTTCTATTCTTGACCATTTACTTATTTGCCAATTGTAAACCAACATATGTCGTTTGCCATCAACAGCTTTGTAGTTCCATACTACTAACTTTTTAACAGGGTCAATTGCAGTAGTCATACTTCCAATGTCTGTTAATGAACAATCATCAAAAAACCATCTATCTACTTTTTCTGTACCAATACCTACAACATTAGTACCATCGCATGAATAAAATCCGTCATCAGATAAAAAGAATGATGTATTGCCATAAGTTGCAATAGAGTTACCCTCTAAACAACCCAATCCTCTTGATATAGTGTCAAACTGAAAGAACAATGGTGAACCGATGTATGACATACGCACCACAGCTTTTTCAAGGAACACTAAACCAAATTCACCACCTGCAAGACCAGTTATGTTTCCACCATCTGGAAGTATTTGTGAATCTGACTGGCTTGAAGAACCTGTTGTCCAATAAGATTCATCATTGATGTCACTCCAAGCAACTTTGTTAGCATTTGTGCCTGTATCTAAATTACCGCATACCACAAAGTCACGCACTACAGTTACATATTTAGCAATTGGTGCTGATGATGTAAATACATTAATGTTGCCTGATGTTGTACCTGAAACTGTATCTGTGTAAGTAAAGGTGTTAGCATCAACTACAGTAATGGTATAAGTGCCGTCTGTTGCAGTTCCTGATGTAATGTCTACCCTATAATTAATTGCTGTGGTTAAACCATGTGCTGTAATAGTAACAGTTACAGTTGTGCCAGAACGACTGTATGTGCCTGTTTTGTAAGTAGATGATTCATAGAAATTAGAACTTGAACCTATTTCCCATGCTTGTAATTTTGCAGCATTATTAGCAGCTAATACTTTTTTACCAAACTGTCTAAACTGCCAGTTGTCTGTACTAGAATAACCACCTAATGTAGATACATCTGATAATGCAAGTGTGGTGTTATCCATTTTAAATAATTTAGTAGAACCACCACCAAATACTTGTACATCTGCACCAAACTTACCTACAAAAATATTGTTTAAGTTTTCACTAGCAGCACCAGAATAATCTACAGCGTTAGGAAATGGTGCATAACCTAGTGATAAAGGATATACATTTTTAGCATCATTAAGACTGCCTGCCATAGCAGGCTGATCGGGTAGCCATTCAGTAAATTGTAATCTTTGTGTTGCCATTAATTAACCTCACTACCTGTAATTGTTCCTGCTGTTTTCTTGGTAACATAGGATACACCATCAATAGCATAACCTGCTGCACCACCTACGTTATGTGTTTGATAAGGTGTACCATTAGCTCCAGCTAAACCTAAATTACCACCTGCACCACCGTATGAACCATATTGTAGCTCACTTGAACCTGAGTTTGAACAATAAGATGCTCCGTTACCTCCAGTAGTAAGTGTTCCTGCTGCACCACCTGATGCACATTGACCTGTTCCTACACCACCTGCACCAACAGCGTTACCTGCACCTCCACCACCTGCACCTGTGTAATCATCGTACGCTTGTCCACTAGAGTTAGTAACACCGCCACCACCACCACCGCCACCACCGCCACCGATTGTGCCGTTGTTAGTTAAGTAAGTAGTAATTCTTGTATAAAGTGCCGTACCGCCTGCTGTGCCTGCTTTTACATTTGCTGAACCTGATGCCCCTGCTATTCTGTTACCACCTACACCACCTTTGCCTACCACATAAGTGCCACTACCAATCGTTAAGTATAATATACTGCCAGCAGGTAAACTTGATGTTGTAATAGCGGGTGTAGATGTGCTAGAACTGCCAATGGTTAATCCACTATCTATATTAACTACAGCAGTAATAGGGTAAGTAGGACTGCCTAATAAAGTATGTAAGTTAATACTTTGTGTTGATGCAGATACAGTAACTTTTTTATAAGTTAGTTTCCATGCACCATCGTATATATAAATTTCAGTTGGCTCTTTCCATGTACCACCGTCATTAACATAAACTTGTGGGGTTTTCCATGTGCCACTGTCGTTGACATGAACAGTCATGATTAAACCTTATACCAAATATCACCCGCAGACCCACCAGTTGGTGACGATGTAGAAATTGTTTTTGTTCCTGTGCCGTTTGACCCAAGAGTTAAACCACCTACAGTTACCCCTGCCAATGTTCCGCCCGTAATGTTTACTGCGTTGGCATTTTGTGTAGACATTGTGCCAAGACCTAAATCTGCCCACACAGGAGGATTACCTGCACCTTGTGATTTTAAATAATAATTTGCTGTACCGTTGCTGCCACTTATTTGAAATTGACCAGTTACATTTAATGTTCCTGATGATGTAATTGTGCCTGCTGTTGAAAAACCATCACCTGACACACCTGATTGCCAATTTTTAATATGGCTCATTACCTCTCGAATAGCATTATTTATTCCACTGGGAGGACAGCCTTCCGCCAAATTAACCCCATCTACGTCAGTGTTATTTGCAGGATTGGTGTCATATTCACTTATCTTTGTCTTTGCCATGTTTTACCCTTTTCTATACCAAATATCAGAACCTACTGCTGAATCAGTCCATACGTTAGACCCTACAGAAGATGCTGTCCATGTTTCATTGCCTACAGGTGAATCTGTCCATTCTTCACCTAATAAATATCCTATTGCTGTTACCGTTCCTGTTGTTGTAATACTACCATTAGCAGAATAAGTAACATTGCTGCCTGATACAACTGTTGCTGTGCCTGTAATAATTGCAGAACCAAATGCAGTCAATCCACCTAATGCTGTTACAGTAGTAGTGCAATTTATATCTGCATCACCTAATCTAATACGCAAACCATCTGCTGTTAATGTTGCTGTGCCAGATATACTTGCATTTGCATCTATAATAGAACCTGATAGGTTGACTGTAATAGTTGCAGTACCGTTGACACTTGCATCACCTAAACGTATTCTTAACGCAGAACCTGTAAGTGTTGCTGTGCCTGTAATAGCACCTACACCATCTATCGTTAGACCTGCTAGTGCAGATAATGTTGCGTTACCATTGATTGCAGCATTGCCAAATACAAAAGCAAGAGAACTTGCTGTAACTGTTGCAAATCCTGTAATAGATGCAGTAGATGTTTGTATTCTTATGCCATTAGCAGTTAATGTTGCTAAACTATTTACAGATGC